GCTTCTTGATTTAATAGATAAAATCCCTGACCTTAAAGGTACTCAAATAGATGATTGGGCTAAAACAGGAGCTAAAGCTATCGCTAAAGAAGGCACACGGCTGTCTACATTCGCTATTGCCGCTGGTGGTGTGGGGCTTGGTGCTAAAGCAGGGACTACTGCTGCACGACTAGGGGCGAGAGCCGCTGCTAAACAAGCCGCAGGTAAAACAACGCAAGCATTAACAGCAAGAACAGGTCAAGGTGCGCTCAAGGCTACTAAAATGCTAACTGAGCCTATGTTAGCTACAAAGGGAGCTAGTGTACCCGCTAGAATCGGTGCTGAAGTTGGTTTAGTTGGTGGGTTTAGCGCAGCTGCACAAGGAGCGCAAGGAATTGTCCCTGAAGATGCACCAGCATGGGCAAAAGTAGGGGTCGGATTAGGGGCAGGATTATTTGGTGGTGTAGTTGGAGGCAGGGCTTCTATAAATGCTATGCGTCGGGCAGGAATGAAAGTAGATAATGCTAAAGGCTTGAAGGCTCTTGGCGATTCTGTAATTAAACAACAAGACAAAGTATTAGGTGATGTGTCACCTGTAACTCCAACTGGTATTCCACGTACTGCCGATGTAGTTGAAGCACTATCTAAAATCCGTCGAGAAGCAGAAGAACTTAATGACCAGTTAGCAAAAAACAACCAAGCTCGTGATGTAAACGAAGTGCGCCGAAGTGCGTACCTAAGCGACTTTACCAAACAAGCAAGTGAAGATGAATTATTTATAGCTTCACGGAACATAGAAGAAGGTCGATACCCCTACTATCAACAGCCTGATGCAACTAAGAATATTGAAGGCAAGTGGGTAACTAAAGAATGGGGAGATGTCCCTGCATATCAACGTCCTGACATGGGTTACTTAGGTGGACGAACGGATTCTGCATTATTGCAAAGTGCCTTTGAAGGGCGTAGACAAGCCGCTTCATCTATGAATGCTCGTGTAGCTTCTGAGACTAGAGATGTATTAAACGGCGGGAAAGATGGGGAATTTACAATAGAACTAGACGGCAAACGGTTGGCGTTAAACAAACTTATTAATAAAAAAACAGGCCGTTTAGATGAACGCTTGTATGAAGATTTTATAACAATAAAAGAAGGTGATGGAGATCGCTTTTCATATACATTTACAGAAAAAGGAGAACCACTCAAACTTGCTATTCAGAAATTGCGTCGTGATTTAGATATACAGCTTGAAGCAGAAAAGCAAGCAGGGTTAGATTTTGGCGAAATTACTGGTGAAATGCTTGAGGAAATGCCTGAAGATATACAAAGAGCTACCCGTGAGAATTGGGAACAAGTCGGACAGGGCGGCGAGATGCCGTATTTTGGCGACTTAGTTGAGCGCCTTGACGAAAATAGGGGGTACTTCCCACGCTTTGCTAGTGAAGGGTTAGGTCTAAATAGTGCAGGGTCACGTAGTTTTGGACGTAAAGCCTTTGAAAAAGGCCGTCGTACAGGATTTAGTGATGGCAATGAATTCCAACGTCAGATGTGGGAAAACAATAAAGATATGAACGTTGACACTCCAGAAGGAATGGACGCAGCTACAGAAATGTATCTTGGCGACATTAATCAAGTGTTAGATATTAGGCGTAGTGCGGGGTACGACCGTATGAATGCCCAATGGTTTAAGGATTCGTTAAGCGTAGAAGGGCAAGGTATTGGTGGCCTAACTCCGCTTGAAAGAATTATGCAGAACGAAGACTGGGCAGCATCGCGACAAATTTTTCTAGAAACACAGAAAAAATTAAGGGAGGTTGTAGGTTCTTTAGTATCACAACCACAAACTCAAAGACTTATGAGAACGGCTGAACGACTTGGTAGGCGGGGAGAATCAGTAGCAGACGAATTGGCTGCTGAACAAATACGAGTATCGCAATCAGTTCATGATGAATTAGATAGTGTCATTCGAGATTTTGATGTTATTTTTGAAGGGGACAAAAGTGGCAAAATCCCTAAACGTGTAAAGAAGCTCAAGGCAACACGCAATAAAATGCGTTCTATTACACAAAAGCAAGTAAAAGAAAACCCCAAAAAGATGATGAAAGAAATTGATGAAGCTGGCTTGCTATTACGTAAAGGTATAGCACAGCTAGACAACAATGTAAGAGGTTTATCAAAAAAACGTAAACTAGCATTAGCCAAAAAAATGGGGCGTGATCCTGAAGATGCATTATTTATTCGAGATGTGGATATAGATTTAGCCGAAGCTCGTTCTATTGAAACTAACTTAAATTTAATTCAACGATTAACCAATGATATAAATCCTTCAGAAGTGCGAAGAAATAAAATAAATAGTGCTAAAGAGGATCTTGCGATCCTAAGACCACAATTAGATCATGCCCGAAAAATGTATAACACTGCAAAAGATGCGGCAGGTGCATTAGGCGCAGAAAGATTGGTTGATGACGTAGGAAACCCAACTACATTTAGTGGTCGTGTAGGCAAAATTGACAATATGTCCTTTGCTGGACGTTTATACGATGCTGAGTTTGCTACAGATATGAATAAATATCTCAATCAAGCTGAAGATGTAGGTATCACTAAATACATTAATACATTTAATAATATTGCACGTCCACTTATGGCAACTCTTGACTTGTCATCTATAGGTATTCAGGGGCTTCTTGCTGCTGGGGTTCATCCAATTCGTGCAGCTAGATATATGACATATGCTATGGCTTCATTATTTAATCCCAAAGTTTGGGACCGATTTGTTGTAGATAACGCTGATGATATAGACACCTTTATTAGAGGTGGTGGGTATTGGTCTGACTTAGATGATGCTGGTGACTTCATGTTTACTAAAGGGGTTACTAGCCTACCTGCGGTTGGGAAACTAGCCAAAATATCTAACCATCACTTTAGTCGTAACGGTAATGCCATGCGATTAATGATGTATAAGAATGCTAATGACATAAACAAATTGCGCACGTTAGGTGGGCGAGGCGCGTTAAAGAAAGAATTAGGATACGGGGATAGAGAGCAATTAATAGAGCAGATTAATAATGCTACTGGTTTTAAGAGTGGTAAGCCTAGTGATTTAGCAGCATCATTAATGTTTGCTCCAAGATTCTTTAATTCTCAACTAAATGTTCTGTCTAAAGCTGCATTCGCTAATGGTCCAGAAGGGCGTATGGCGCGAGATATGTTAATGCGGACTCTTACTGTTATGGGTGTATCTACATGGGCGATTAATAAATCGCAAGGAGAAGAAACAAATTTCAATCCTATTAGATTTGACATGGAGGGGAATCCTCAAGCAAACCCTAACTTTATGAGAATTCGAGTAGGGGGAAAAGATTATTCTTTGTTCGGATCATGGGATTCGTTACTTGCATTATTTACTACAGGTGTAACTCAAGGTCCAGCTGAAGGGGTACAGCGTTTCTTACGAACTAAAGCTAGCCCTGCGATGGGGCGGCTATATGATGTGATTCAGGGTGAAACATTTACAGGGGACCAAGTTAAATTTAATAGTGATGACCCTCGCGTTATAGGTATGAGCGTCATTAACCTTATGCAGCAAAATGCGCCTTTTGCATTACAAGATATATACCGTGAGTTTGGTGAAGACCCTGATTTCTCTTTGAGCGATCCATCTACATATTCTAATCCTGTCGGGTTAGGATTAGCTACTAATTTACTTGGAATTAAATCGTCTCCCCTTACTCCAGCCGAAGTACGTGATGTTCGATCAGAAGAAGAATTTGGTAGAGAATGGCGAGAATTAAATAAAGGTGAACGAGCAGAAATAGAACAAAAATACCCTGAAGTGTTTAATGTCATTGAGAAAAATCTTAAAAAGAAAGCCGATTTAGGAGATACCAGCGCCGTATTGCGGGTTCAGAAACAACAAAATGAATCTACGGCTGCGTTAAATGCTAAAGAAGTGATGATGGGATTTAACATGGGGACTATTTCCCATGAAGAATTAGATAGTAGATTCAAACAAATTAAGCATGATTTAGGAGTGAGCAATAGAGCTATAGACGAAGCATTAGGAATAGATTATGCCACTTCTGACGACCCTGTATTGCGAGCACGTAATAGGAAATTTGAAATCATCCAAGAAAATTTATTGGCGGGTAAACCTAATTGGCCTGTTATTGAAGAACTAACGCAAGCATTTGAAGCTACATTACCTGAAGATGTATTAGCGCGGTATAAAACGTTTGAAGAATTAGAGATTTCTAATTGGCCTGAATCATCAAAAGAATATTTTCGTATGGATGATTACATTAACAAAGACTCAGGGTATTGGGATCAAAGAGACATTGCATTTGACCGATTAAAAGCAGCTATGCCTGAAGGTATAGATACCTATGATGATTTAATTGTTGCTATTAACCAATCGGGTAGTGATATCGGCGAGCGAAAAAGATTAGGACGTTTAAGAAGCAAGATAGATAGCATAACTTCTCGTATGCGTAAGGTATTACGTCGCAAAGACTCGCAGTTAGATGTCGCGTTAGTACTTAATAAAGCTTATACCCCAGTAACTAAGGAAGGTAGAGAAGCGTTACAAAGATTACGCGCTGCTATGGGTTAATTGACTAATAGCTCTTTACAACTATAAACTTATGCAAACAGATGTTCTAAGGAGGAACGATGACGCAAGAAGTAGATGCTCAGACCGAGTGGACTACAGAAGCAGACATTGCTGAAGATACCGATGCGCAAGAGGCTCTTAGCGATGATGTAGAAGTACAAACAGATCCAGATCCATCCACACTTATAAGCTCGTTACAGTCGCAGCTAGACCAACTAAAGAAGGACTTTAGTGACAGTAAACATGTTACTAATCGTGCAACTAGTTCTCTAGACCGCCTCACAAACAGGCTTGATGAGTTTGCCACTAAATCAGATCTTGTAAATACTCAAGAATCTATTGCTGGGATACGCAGTTTGATGGATGTTGGATTATCCGATGTAATGTCAGATGAAGGGAAAAATGCTCTAGCCGAACAACGGCAAGAAGATACATATTCCCGAGCGTTAAGCTCAGCAAAGAATGAATTGAGAGAAGAACTGAATAGTGCATCTCCTGACACTGTGGCTGGTCAAGTCACTGATGATCAACTTAATGATGCCGAACGCAGAGCGTCGGATGCTTCAAGTCGTGTGTATGGATATGCAGAAGCAAAAGGAATAGCTGCTGATGATGTTGCCAAGATGCCTATATGGGATCAACAAGGGCGTACATTAGAGGAAGCTATTTCTAATGCAAAGGAGTACATAGATAGTATGTCTGGAAATTCTGATTCCCGTTTAGCACAACGTAAAGAAGCAGCCGCAGGTTCTCCCGAACGTGCAACAACAAGTAGCTCAGTGTTGACTATAGATAAAATGAAAAATATGTCACCACAAGAGATTATGAAGATTCCAAAAGAAGTAAGGAATAAAGCTCTCCGTGGTGGCTAACTATTAGCTAGGAGAAATCATGTCTGTAGACAGATTTATTCCGAGTTTATGGGCCGCAACGCTATTAGAGAATCTTAACGATGCTCACGTAGCAGTGAACCTATGTAATCGGAACTATGAAGGCGATATCTCTCAATCGGGAGATACCGTCCGTATCACATCAATTGGTCGAATAACAATCGGCAATTATGTAAAAAACGCCACAACTATTACACCTGAGACTCTTGACGATGCTCAACAGGTGCTCACTATAGATATGGCTAAGTACTTTGCATTCCAAGTGGATGACATTGATGCTCGTCAGGTAAAAGATGATGGTGCTTTGATGGATGTAGCAATGCGTGACGCTGCTTGGGGTCTTGGAGACGCTGCCGATACTTCGGTATTGTCTGCTATGCAAGCACAAGCTGACACGGGTAATGCACTAGGAGCCATGATTATTGGTGACGGTGCAAACATTGATGCGTATGAAAACCTTGTTGACTTAGCTGTGAAGCTAGACGACAACAATGTACCCAGGGCTGGCCGTTGGTGTGTAATCCCTCCGTTTTACCACGGATGGTTACAGAAAAACGCGAGCTTTGTGAGCTATGGTACTGCTGCTAACCGTGAAGACCTTGAGAACGGAATCATCGGCGCTGCTGCTGGTATGAGAATCGTTGTTTCTAACAACCTTCCTTCTGCTGGTGCAGGTCGAAACTACGTTATCGCTGGTCACTCGGATGGCGTTACATATGCAGAGCAAATAAACAGTGTTGAAGGCTATCGACAAGAGAATGCTTTCAGTGATGCTGTTAAAGGCTTGCACTTGTACGGATATAAAATAACGAGACCATACGTGTTGGCTAACGCTGACTGTATCTCACAATAGGAAGGATTAGAAAATGGCAGTTACAGCAGTAACACTCACGGAACTAACCCTTAACACAGCAAGCGCAGACCTTCCTGCGTCTGGTTGGACCGCTATCGCTACAGGCGCTGACGGATTCTCACTAGACGTGTCTGGCGTTGGATCTCCAGTAGTACTGGCATTCATCGACAGCGGCGGCACTGCGGATAACATTACAATCACGGCTGGTGATAGACCACCGGCACAGCTACAGGGTCAGGGCAACCTGACCATCACTATGGCTGCAAGTGATGTAAAGTACGTGACGCTTGAGTCTGGCCGTTTTGAGCAGAATGATTCCACCATTAAAGGAACCTCTGCTGCAAACGCGACTAAGATGATTGCGTTCTTGCTACCAGTTAACGCGGGTTAAGAAGATAAAGAACGGGTGGGCAAGAAATACTGGGGAGTAGCCCACCTGTTTTTTAACTAAGGAGATATTATGGTTCGCCAAGCACTACGCTACCAAGTTTTAGACAGCTCTGGTGTGCCTATAGCCGGTGCAAGTATCCAGGTCGCACAACTTGGTACTACTACCAACATCACACAGACGATGTATGCCGGGCTAACAGGTGGTACAACCGTCGCCAACCCTCTTATTACAGACGCATCCGGTTGGTCACAGGCCTACTTTAACGGTACAGACGCAGTGGCATTACTACGTGTCACAGTTATTCCTACCCTTACAGGGTTCACATTTACTACGAGGAACGTTCAATTAGGTTCCGATTACGCGGTATTAGACGCAGGAGACGCACCAATTACCGGTACTACTGTCGATGCTAACGACAGATTTAACATGGCTAGGAGCGTTGCTGGCGATCCCACATCCCTAGTAGTAGGCGATATGTGGTACAACACCGCAACAAACGCCTTGCATTTTGAAGATAATACAGGTACACAGACAGTTGGTTCTGCTACAGGAGACATCACAGGCGTAACTGCTGGTGATGGACTAACAGGTGGTGGCTT